ATATCAACTGTGTAATTAACTCCGCTAAAAGTGCACTCCCATGCTCTTATTCGGTGGTGCAACCATAAGGCTTGCGCGGCGTTGATTCCCTCATCAATATTTTTTTGCTTGAACTCCGCCATGAGCGATTTTGCCCACTCGATTCCTGAATTAAGGTCTGCGATTTGCTCTCGTGTGGCTGTCATCAATTACCTCGCCGTTGATCTTTCAAGTTCGAAAAACGCCCAGTCGGTTGAATGATTGCACTGAGTGGTGCCAGCTGACTTCTCAATTTTCCATCCAAAGCCAAAAGTCACGTTGGCAGCAGTTGAGGTGGGCGGAATGTTGGTTGTGATTGTCGCAACCAGCGCGCTGTTAATATAAAACTTAACATCTGAGCTATCCTCAGCGATTTCAATTTCGAAAATTGAATATAGAACATCGGCTAAAACACCAGTGTCAGCCGCAGTTCTAGACGGTGATCCGCCTCCGCCGGCAGTTACGGCCTCCCATTTTCCGCCGTTAACCGAATGCGTGTAACGGAAATAAGCACCTGAGTTTTGATCGCCAGAGCCAGAGTTATTGATGAATCCAAGATATACCGTGAAAGTATCCGTTCCATTTGAAAGCTGCTCAAGCGCATGACGAGCGCCGAACCTCATTCGCCCAAGGCCAGTAGTTAACGAATTGAGATTTGATGAAACCGTTCGCCTGCCGCTTGCGGTTGTTCCGGTATCGGTTTGCGAAATGCCAAGAGCCCGCTCAACCGTGTTCATTCCATAAGAGCCTTGTTGGGTTGAGTTACCTGATCCAGCTCCGGCTTGAACCAATAGGTTGCTTTCGGTGATAACAAAATCAGAAGCCCAATAGTATGCAAAATCCTGAACTCCGCCTCTTTTACTGAAAAAATCTCGCAACAGATATTTTCTGGTATTGCCGGAAGTTGGATTATAAATAGCTACTTCCGAGTTTTGAGCTGGTCTTGTTGTTGGATCGGTTAAATTATGGATATCAATGGCAATGCTTCTAGACGCTGTCAAATCGCCGCCACCAGACAAACCAGATCCAACCGCCGTATTTATATTAACAGTCGAATGATCTATATGCTGGTTTGCCACATAATTAAGAAGCGCATTGTGATTAACGCCACCGGGTAGCACGTCCCAGGTGAACTGATTTGCGCCATCGTTATAGGTTGGCAGAATGCTGGCGGTTGCGAGCAGTGCCCCCCCAATGGCGTCTTGTGCTAATTCGTCAGTATATTGGGTGATAAGCGAAGTAACCATTGGGTTTCCGGCTCCGCCATCGCCATTGGTAACAGATATCCCAGTTCCTGCGATAATCGATCTACCGGCGAATGTATCTGGAGCCGTTTGAACTAAAATTCCATTCGTGTTGTAGGCCGCAAGTGCCGTGAGTGTTGCATCAAGTGGCTGGGCGCTTATCGAGGCCGCGGTAATTGCCGAGTTGTTTGAGGCTGAAGTAAGCCTTCCTTGAGCATCAACCGTGAAGCTTGGGACAACAAACTGGCTGCCGTAAGACCCAGCAGTAACTCCGGTTACCGGTAAGTCACCAGCAACCAATAATCTAAAAGCAGGTGTTGCTGCGGCTCCTGTTGTTGGTCCTGCGAAAAATGTATTTGCTGTCTGGTTAATGAAGGCGCCAGAAAGAGTTCCAGCCGTTGTGACCGGTGAACCAGAAATAGAAAAAACCGAAACCGGTAGCGACAAGGCCACACTTGTTACTGTTCCAAGAGAAACCGCAGGAGAGAGAGTTTCTACTGATCCATCAGGAAGCTTGTGCTTTACCTTGTCGTCTGCAGTATCAACAAAAATCCTGTGAAAGTCAGCCGCCGGCGTCGCCGGTATATTGCCCTCTTCTAACTCTAAATAACCAGCATCAGCCATTATGCCCCCACCACTTGAACTGAGGAATTACTCTGAATAGACATGGACGAATCACTGTTGATCAGTACATTTTTATTCACAATCATTCCGAAAATTCCTGAAGACGTAATCCCGTTATAAATGCGAAACGATGCGTTTTCCGAAATCGTAAAAGAGCTATCGGCCTCAATAGTAATCCGCTCAGCCACCTGATTGACTTCATTGGCAAGACCGCTTGGCGGAATAAGATTAAATTTTCCCTGAGACGACTGGCCAGCTTTGTCAGACAGTTTTCCAGCAAGAAACCTGATTCTTACCGGGCCTGCAGCGCTTACATAAATATTGGTTCGATCTGTGGCCTGATATTTAAAATACCAGCTAAAATCACCCTCAACGTAAAGTGTGATGATGTCGACTGGAATAAAATCAAGTCCATGACCAATGATGTAATTTTCGGTCGCCGATGGGATGCGAACATCAAACAGTTTGAATTGGCCCTGGAAAAGAATTTGTTCATTTATAAAATCAGCTATTCGCGTGAAATTCTCGCGCGCGTACTGATCCTGAACATCCTTCTGAATTAGGTCAATTTGTTGCTGCGACATGGTCTCCCAATCGGCCAGAGGGCCCGAAGGCCCCCTTGCCATTTTCCTTAGTAGTTAGGAATTCCGTACATGATCGCCTGTTTCCAGGGAGCATGAACGACCAAGTCACCTGCGCAAACGTGATCCACGATGTACGTGTAACCAGTTGTCGCACGGCTTGTGAAGAATTCCTTGCCATCTCCTGGATCTTTTCTGCGATAGATAAGATCGTTGGAGTAGAAGGTAATTCCATCCCAATCCAAGTAGTGAATAACGTCGTCGCCCATTTCCTGGATCGCAACCATAGTCAGGATTTCGCCTGATACGGAACCGATCTGGAGAGTCTGCCAACCGAAGTTGGAAGTTGTGCGCGAGTTCGGCACTACGTTGAAGGGGCCCTTTTGCGTATCAACCAACTTCAAGATTGATCCGAAATGCTTGAAGCTCATAAGAACTTCAGGGATCTTTCCTGACTTGGCTAAACGCTGGCGCTTGGTGTAACCGTCGAAAATCTTAGTTAAGATGTTCGAAGCGGAAACGCCTGTTCCGTCGATCTGAACGGCCTGAAGATAGCTGTAAGCTGTCTTTGTTTGACCGAAGAGAGTCGCCGAACCGCCGTTGGCTGCAGACAACAATTGGCTCGACAATGAAGTCATGCCAGCTGTTTGTGCGCCGGGGTGGTAAACTTTTGCCGACTGAGCAACCGTGTATGCCGACACGTCAGCAGCAGCGCCGCCACGCGAAGCAGACAAGGTCACAGAACCGTTGCCGAGAGTTCCACCGTTTACGTTAACGTTAATAACGTAGTAAAACGCTGCAGCAGTGTTGTTATCTTGGAGCGACACTTTCTGATCGAGAGTAAAGCGATCAACGCGATCAACTTCGATCACGCCACCTGCTGTACCGTCAACAGTCAGTGTTGCGAACTGCGGACCACCCAAGAGGTGAGTCGAGAGCACCATCTTGAAGTACATCACCATGGCTTCGATCTGGTCGGGCAACATCTTTAAGAATGTTTGCTCCGGCATTTTCTTGCCTTGGTTCTGGAACAAGTCGCGCTCGTTGAAATAAAGAGTCGACCAAACTTCGGGCTGAGTGGAGATCGAGCCGCGAATATATTTGTACGCAGCTAAATCGTTGCTCGCCGGAAGGGCGCCGAACTCAACAGACGAAGCGTGCTGGCCCTGGAAAGGAATAATTAATTCCCCGCCGTTCCAGCTCTTATCCATCTGCACTTTTTGTAACAAATAGTCCCGCTTGATCAATTCCTCTTTCAGTAATTCTACTGGGAGGTATTGATTGAGCATTGAACTAAATAATCTATCAGTAGACATTTAATCCCCCAATTTATCCTTGCGCGACGTCCAATTCTTTTTTCATCGCGCGAAGGTCATCAATCGATCTTGGAGACTTCTTTATGGGTGAAGTCCCTTTACCCTGTACGGACGGAATTACGGGCTTGCCAGCTACTTGCGGTAACGGCTGCGCGGCTGCAGCTGGAGCAGTGGGCGCTTGCGGCGCTTGCTGATCCATGAACAGCTTTCCGTATTTCTGCATGACAAGATTTGTAGCCTGTTCGGCTGAGATGTCTTGTCCGCTTGAATGCCATGCATATTGCGCTTCCCGAATTACCAGGTCGCGGAAATATCCAAGGGTCCCCATTCTTGCATCGACAGCGCTTGCGACGCTTGCGACTTCGGGTCTAGCCAGAGTCATATCAAGCTGCATAGTCCGGGCTTGGACCGCTTGAGTCTGATACTGCTGTGCTAGCTCCTCTTTTTCTTGCTCCAAATCATACCGCTGTTGGCGCTCCAGAGCTTGCGACTCCAGTGCTTGGCGCTGTTCAGGTGGTAGGTTTTGAAGAGATAACTTTTGCTCAACCCATTTAAAAATTTGCTCTTGCGGGATCTTAAGCGACATGAAGAAATTGTCGAGATCACCGTCGTTGCGGAATTTCATTACCCGCTTAACGTCCTTATCAAGAGCTGTGAATTCACTAACGAGCTGCTGAAATTCAGCCTGAGTGCTTTCATGGCGAACCTTTAAATCATCAAAAGCCTCAGCGCGTGTGTGAACGTCTTTAACTTTTTTCTCAGAATCCTGATCCTTGATCAAATCTCTCCAGAACGGATCAAGCTCCTTTTCCTTGCCAAATGTCTTATATTTAAAATTTGGCTGGTAGGCAGGTGGCACAACTGGCGCTGGCGCCGTGAGATCTGGCGCTCCCGCACTCGGCGCAGCTGCTGCGGGCGTCTTTGCCGCTTGTTGCGTAGATTCGGCTGGTGCTGATGCTTCTGTGACAGTATTTTGTACTGGGCTTGCGGCCTCAGTACCCGTCTCTGTCGTAACGGGGTCTGATGAATTGCTTGTCATCATTGCAGTACTCCCCCTGGACCCGTCGGTCCCATTTGATTAGGCATTGGCATTCCGGCTGGTGCCTGACCGTTTTGTAACAGCATCCGTGCTAAATCTGATTGAACCCCCGTCGTTTGTTGCGCGATTTGGGCCTGTGTTGATCCCTGCGCTTCTAACTGCTTAAACAACCAATCGATTGCTTCGGCAGGAACGCGCGCGCGAATAGTTCTGGTCTTATTGTTAGGATCTGGAACGTAATAATCAACTGCGAGCAGTGCGCCACCGGAAGGAATAAATTCTGACTGCGCTTGCTTAATGGCCATCGCCTTCTGCGCTTCAAGCTGTTCGTAATACATCATGATCTGATCGTAGCCAGCTTGAACCTGTGGCGGCAGAAGCTTGTAATCGCTCTGCTTCTGGCGAGATGACAATCGCTTTAAAATATAGGCGCCGTTATCGTTCTTACCGGGAGTTGGCATCTCACCACGCTCAAGAGCCAGCATAATATTGGTGGCCGTATCGTAATCCAGCGTGAAGTCGCCATAAATTTCCTCAGTGTTGGCAAACGGCATATGGCGAATGATTTTTCCGATGTCGTCTTTCTCAAGGTTTTGGCCAACGTACTGAAGAATGTGATTGAGCTGCAAGGTGCGACCCATAGTCGAAGTCATGTCATCGCTCACTGCCTCAACCTTAATCTGATAGCAGAGCTTCTCTTGCGACTTAAATTCAGGAATGTTGATGTACTCAGATTTTCCAATCGCAGGGATGAGCATGTTTTCATCGAAATAATGCTTAGCGAGCTGCAAATAAGTGTCGCAAACCTTTATCAGGAAATTCTCAAATTTATCTGCGTAGATTGAGAATTTCTTTTTCTCCCGCATTGACTTAAACAAGTTGGCGTACGGATCGGCGCCCTGATCTTTTTCAACCGAATCGTAGTCAAGATTTGCCACCTGATAAAGCTCAGCGATCTGCGAGTTCATATATTCTAGATACTGAGCGCCTGTGCGGCCTTCCATTACGGTTGGTGCCTGGCCAGTCACAAACAAGCTTCTAATGCCCGGAAGCTGCGGGCCAGTTGTCATCTTAGAGCCGTTTTGCAAGATGATCTTATCATCCCCCAGGGTTACCTGGTGCTCTGCCATCTTAGATGCTGATCTAGAAATTTCGGCAGCATACGGTCGCAGCTGCTTCATGATCGAGCGGTGGCGGGGAGTGGTTTGAATTTCATCAAACCCTTCATAGACTATCGGGAAAATTCCATAAGGAAGCTCGTCTTCAAAAAGAATTTTTCCGCAGGCGACGATTGAATACCAGCCATTTGGATAATCAACACACGGCCTAAAGTAAAATTCTTTAAGCATGGTTTCGTTATCACTCTGCCGGTAACCGGTTTCAGTTCTGCCGCCATCGAAAACAAAAAACGTTTCGTCTTTTGATGCCTGAATGGCTTTTTGCATATCCTCATCGCCGCCGACGAGCGCCTTTAAGTCATCAAGCCCAACCATTTTACGAATGCAAAGCCACGGCGCTTCCGCCATTGTCTTCGCATTGCTCGGGCGAATGATGTTAAAGCCATAAACAGATTCGAAAACCAGATCTCCAGAGAACACGGCCTTGCGCGTTGGCACAGGATTTCCGTATTCATCCTTCATCACTTCTCCGGTTGCTTCATCAACCTGAGCCTCATAACCGATGAATCTACCAGCCTGCGGGTTCCAGTAGATTTTTGTAGCCACTTCACCGATGTCGATAAAATCCTTACACCAACTCTGAGTTCGCATCTTTAAGCCGTGCTGATATTTGGCGTATTCCCACACAGATTTATTGAGTTCAGCCGCTTTTTGATCTTGTAGTTCTTTGGGATTGTTTGGGACCGTGGTAACGCCAGGAGCTTGAGCGATAATGTTGTTGATGTAAGTTCTTGATATTCGGTGCAGATGGTTTTTGGTTAAGCGAACTTTCGTGTCATTTGGGATATCTTTGACGGTTCGTATGCGATTATTCCAACGAAGATTTTTCTTTGAGTAATAATCCCCTGCCGTGAGCAGGATATTGGATCGCATTTCGGCAAAAAGATCTTTGTCACACGATTCGCCTTCGGTATAGAGCCTGCTTAGCTCATCATACGACGGCGTCTTCGGCTTTTCTTCCATCCTCTAATTCCCCTTCAACTAAACGACGCTCATATTCAGCTGGATCTTCAATTTGCATGAAGGCCAACTGATCATCGGACTCTTCCAGTTCTTTTCGAACCTCGGCGTCCTTTTGTGCGTCCTCTAGCTCGGAATCGGATGGAACCTTGATTGCTCCCGCAACCACTTTTCCTGGCGCCGGCGTTTCATCGCTCTCGCGCTTGACCAAGATATCACCGATCTTCAACTCGGTTATCTTGGCCGATTTACAAGCTTTTAAGACCTTTATTAGTTCATCGGCACTGAAACTCACTATTCTGATGCTCCGCTTAAGTCGTTCCAGAAGTCAATCTCTTGGTCAATGTCAAATTCATCGGCACTTTCATCCAGACCTAAAGCAAATTCGCGTCGCAGCTCAAGTTCGGTCTTCTCTTTTTTGGGAATCCGTTCTTCGCGAAGCGAGTCCTCAACTTTCGTCGATGCCTCGATATCTGAAAAGTCCCACGGCACGGCCATCGCCGCATAGCGCATAGCATCAACCAAATCATCGACCGTTTTCTTTTTGTCGTACTCCATCGGAAGAGAACTGATCTCTTGAACCAGTTTGTCGAGTTCAGGGTCGCCGCGCTGAATCTTGAGCATCCCGTTTTTAAAAAGAGTGTTGAGAAGACCAAAGCCAGCGTCCCGACCCTTGTCAGCAGGAATGAAACTCTCACCGAGCCTAGAGGCGTAGGTGAAAAAATCCTTTGATGCCCAATCGTAAGCCTGGGCCGTCATCGTAAGCTTTCCGCGCAAAGCGCGATACTTATCGAGAACGTCCGACGCCGCTGTTGGAATTCCGTCCCCTCGCCACCCTCTAAAAATCCGACCCTGCTTATAATCCGGCGAAACCGCGATAAATACCATCGCTGCCGGATGTCCCGACTGTCCACCGCTGCCAGGGTCAACGCCGCCGAAATTTAGCCACGACACCGGTAGTGGGTGCGGATCAGTCATGTTCTTTTCTAAAGTGAATGACTCTAATTTTAATCCGTGAGATTTAACGAATCGCCCATAAACCCGACGCTGAACCTCGGCCTCAGTTGGACAGTTTGCCTTGGCCCTAGCAATCTTCTCGTCGGTCCATGGGCTAGGCGTTCCGTCTTCGTAAAACTGGCTATCATAAAGAGATACTTGTAATTTCAACGCTCCCTTGTGACGCTCATCAGCCGGTGTTGGTGGCTCCATTGTCATGCACCAGTGGTGCTGACCAAGCGTTGCCGTAAACACACTTAGGAGATATCCATCCGTCGCATTTAGCCGGGCCTTTAATTCCGGTAAATGCTCCACTGGCATTTCTTCATCGCCCGTTACCATATAAACGCTTGATGCCTGAAGGTTTTCGGACTTCATGGAGTAGGTCTTAAATCTGATCGTGACGCCCGTATTAAAAATGATTGAGTGAATGAAGCCCTTTTCCCACTCCGCCCTCCAGCCATATTGTGGATGGTTTTTGAATTCACCTTGAGGCAAAAAGATATCTGACCACTTGGTTTCAAATTCCGTGGTCGCAGTATCTAGATTTGGATAAAAATACCAAAACAAGTTTGGTTTTTGATTCTTATGTAAGCCGGGCCATAGCTTTGGCCAAAGATCAGGAGATGTTGCCCAGTGGATATTTTTTCTGATCGCCGTGGAGGATTTTGAAAGCTGGTTGGCTGCTACGAGAAAAATCTCTTTATTGGTCGACTCAAAAACCTGGCGCGCCCATTTGTACCATTTAAACGAGTAGAGGTGAGGAAGCCCGTCTTCAATCAGCTTTTGCTGCTCAAGGAGTCGCAACTTCTCCTGGAGAATCGCCACGTCACTCTGGTGTGACATCAATAACCTTGTTTTTGTTTATCTGGGATTCTAGCTCTTTGATTTTCTCCAAAATTTCGTCGCGCGAGGCCGGGGAGACATTCGGCGCCGAACCGCTGATATCCATATTAAGATTTCGGCTTTCAATCCTCTGAACTACTGGCCCATGAACTCGATTAACCAGGAACTCTAGCAATTTTAAAAACGATGCCAGATTTTGGTCTGTAACAGCCTTCGGAAGGATTTCCCTTTCGACCTTTTGAAGTAGCATTTGCAGGTGGGTCTGCATTTTCTTTTTATCGTCCATTGGGCGCTTAAAAAGCCATGCCAGCCGAACGCTCGAATCCATTACTCTTTCCCAGGACTGAGCGGTTAAAATTCCATCATAAAGGCGCACATTCATGATTTTAGTGGCGCCCGTTTCCCTGGCCTGATCAACTAAAAACCAGAGCCGCTCGCGCAACCTGTAATCGTTTTCGTTCGGCGGCCTCATGTCTTCAATCTCAGCCTGAGACTTCTCTATCAGCTCATGCGGAATGGCTAAGGCGCGATCCCGAAACTTCCCGTCAAATAATGATGCGATGGCCTCATGCGTTACTTCAGGGTGTAAATTCTCCGCGCGCGCTAATGACGTCATATCGATACTTTGCGCACTTGATTGATAAAATTGCAATAGTCTGTTGAATTTTTTTCGTGCCACTTGCCAAACTGATCCTGTTTTGGCAGTTTGCGTCCAGGTCAAACTTTTGAGGGTCTATGTTTTATGTCATTCGAGTTCTGGCAGGCGTTTTCGTTTTACTTTGGATCGGTCTCACGTGCTTTGGGATCTGGTGCATCCTTGGACGCTGACTACTACTGCTATGACTGTTGTCGTGAGCGCGGATACCGCGCACCAGCTGATGGTCTGGTAAACAGTATCACCTCAAATTGTTCTGCCTGCGGGAAGTTCACCGCTGTTTTTAATATTGCAGATTTGCTCAGGGTAGATCAACCCGACGAGCCATAACAAACGAGGTGTTACGTGAAGATCACGAAAGAACAAGTGCAAGAAATTATCAGGCGAAGACGCAAAGGCGAGTCCGCAGAAAGCCTAGCCCAGGCATTCGGAATTCGAGCCCAAAGTGTTAACTATCATGTTAAACGCGCTGGTCCTGAAAAACAGGGAAAGCGAAAATACACCAAGCGGGCATTTACCGAGATAGCGCTTCAGCCCCCAACAACTGAAGCCAGTGATGTCGCCATCATATTAGTAAAGCCATCGTCTTTGAGAAAAGTTCTTGAAGGACTTGGTTATGCGAATAGCTAGAGTGTTTTTCGACGTCCATATGGGGAAGAACTTTAAAGGTCTAATGAGCATTGCCCACAAGGCCGGAATCAGGCCAGAAGCAGAAGACGACTGCTATTTGGTGTTCATTAACTCCGCTACGACTAAATTCAAAATTTTGGTCGGCAATAAATATCTGGTTTACCACGACAATAACAGTCGGAAAATTGCGCTCGATGCAATCAGGTTTTTGCCAGAGGCGTTCAAGGGCCAAGCGTTTTCATTTGACGCCGCGCTGAGAAAATCCATCGAAAGTAAAATCAACCCGTCGATCACCGGCGGCAAATAGGAGAGAAAATGGGATCTAAGAAAAAAGCCGTGCGAAAGACGTCGGGCACACTTCGCAGCAGACTAATTACGCTCTATATGAAGCGCGTAGCTATTGCGAAAAAAATAATGGGGGCTCCTGAGGAAAAACCAAAAGCCACAAAAAAGCTTTCAGCGAAAGAAGCTGAGTTAGTAGCCGCTATTGATGATTTTGGCTGCCATCGAACAAAGGTTGCCAGGATTGTTTCGCTACTCACAGGCAAGCAAGTTAAAGCGAGTGAGCCGCAGCCACAAGAATCTGCTGCTTCGCCATTTAACCGTAAGTTCAATTCAATCGCGGCTGGCACTCCTCTTATTGTGGCCGAAACGGCTGAAGAATATAGCGTTGGCCAATCAGGCGAAGTTGTGTTCAAGGACGATCAAAGAAATAGAGTCACCGCCTCCGATGGTTCAGGCATGGAAATGCCAGCCGAAGACTACAGCTGGTTTCGATGGCCAGATAAGGGCGATCTAATGGGGATTAGCACACGAGTTTTATTAGAAAACCTTGGCGACGATGAACTCGCCAATTCACTATAAGGGAGAGATAACATGGCAAAGGTACAAGTAAAAGTTGCCGGCGGAAGCATTCAAACCAAAGACGCCAAAACTGTTGGCGAATTAGCCGGTATGGTTGGCGCCGAGGGATATCAGGCCGCTGTTGACGGCGAGCCGGTTGAATACGCGCACAAGCTTTCAAAAAACCAATTCGTGTCATTCGCAAAGCCTGTAAAAGCAGGTTAGTTAATGGCGCTCTCTGATGAACGGCTCCGGCAGCGGTGGCTCGAAAGCAGAGAGCGTCTTTTGGAAAATAATAGGGCCGATAGGTCGCGCAGAGTTAGAAGGTGGAAGCGGAGAGTGTCGACAACAAATGGGAGCGGATCTGGATCGTCAAGCGCAACTTCTGGCGCAGTAGCTGGAGCAGCAGAAGAAATAAGAATCGTCGCAGATGGCCAACAATACACCCAATATGCCAATCAATGGCTCTACAGAACCGATCTAGGAACGACAGCTACGCTCAATCCCTATACCAATGGGACTATTACCTGGGGTGTTGCAGAAGACCCGCCATCAATTTTAAACGATGAATATAGCGCTATCTTTCAAGCAGATCAGACAGAAGGGGAAAATGTGGACCAAACAGAAATGAATGTTGAGCAGCCTGGGCGCGATAGAGACGCCCTTAAAAAAATGCCAATGAGGGACATCAGAGCTAGAGCCTATAAGGTGAAAGCAAAGGGGATTGGTCGCGATGAAATGAAAGCCAATGCCGAAATCTTAAAATACCTCGATCACATTGCGCACCTTGCGAACATCAACATCAATGATTGGACGCCAGTAGAGCTTCTCACAAGCAAAATCACCGGCAAAATGTTCAAGCGCAAAACTACCGTCAACCGAGTTTTCTTTGCTCAGGTTGAAAAGCTAGCGCCGCCGAAACCTGAAACTGATCTTCTTTCCGAGTCCGATCTCATTCAAATCAACAATCTAATAAAAACTGAAACCGATAGAGCCGTAAGCCGGTTAAAAGAAAACCGCGATGCAAACTTCTCAACCGCTCAATCTAGATATGCCGACTACACCAAGTTCATGAGGGCCGCTGGTGAACTTGAAACTCAAATAAATAGTTTCCAAGGCAGGAGCGTAGATTCGGTCAAAACCGCTCTTAACAACGTCCTTAAAGATGGATGGTACTCAGTAAATGCAATCTCTGCAGATAGCATTATTCTTGCCACAAGCCCCATCATGCTGACTTACAAAAATCCAGCCCAAAAGGCCGACACCACAGTTCCCATGGGCAGGTTCCTGGTCAAATATAATTTGATTGGATTTGCTCTCAGCGTTGAGCGATTTCAAAATAACGTTGTTTATAACGATCACTACCACCCGCACGTTGCAAGACGTGGTGAAGTTTGCTTCGGGGAAATTAGGGACCGAATGAATGCAGCAATCGCAAAAGCCGACATTGAAACAGTATTTAATGGAACTCGTTCAGTGCTCACAACTTATCACCCGGATAATCCGTACATCAGGCTCCATGATTTCGAAACGACGTTCAATAGAAACAGGAAAATCGATGAGTAAGCGAAGAAATAAGAAAAAGAAGAATAAAAACAAAAACATCAAAAAAGGGCTAAAATCTATGTACGACGGATATCACGCACCGGCTTATCAAAAACGCACCGAAGAAATAAACGCCACCAACTTTAGCCTCATCATCCCAGATCAGGTCTGGCAAAAAATATTCTGGTGGATCAATAAATCAAACCATGAAGTTTCAGGGTTTGGGTCACTTGATCACGACATTGAAACAAACACGTTCACCGTTCGCGATGCGATTCTTCTTAAACAAGAGGTCGCAGCCACTTCAACTGAAATCGATCCAAACGCCTTAGCCAAAGCGATCTACGAAACCAGAAACGAACATAACGCCCTTAAGTGGCACTGGCACTCTCACGTCGATATGGGTGTATTTTGGTCAGCCGATGACAAAGAACTCATCAGATCGCTTGCACAGCAAGGCTGGATCTTAGCCACCGTGTTTAATAAAAAGCGCGAAACCCGCACGGCATTTTCATGCATGACCGACGTCATCGGCATGCAGCACGAAATGTTCGTCGACAATATCCCAACCGTTAGCCAGCGACTCATTAGCCCAGAATTAACTGCACAGTGGGACGCCGAATACGCCGCAAAAGTTCAGCCTGAAAGAAATCGATGGGAATCAAAAAAATACGAGCCCAAACAATTCCCGTTGATCGAAAAAGAAACTCAAGACGAAAGGGAGTTGTCAGAAATCAAAGACCACCTTCCGCACCGAACATCGGAAGCTAAGTTTGAACCAAAGGATTTTGACAAAACAGGGTACGCGTGGAGCCTTTTGCTTAAGACCTGGGCCTATAACCCCTATTATGACGAATCACTCCTGTCAGATCGAGAGCGCATGCTAGCCATTGATGAAATGAGCATCGAAGAGGTCGAACTCATGCGCAATCACTGCCCGAAGTTTGCTGATATCTATCGAAGATACATTATTGAAGCCGCCGGAGGAACAAATGGAAATGGAAGCAAACGTAGCTCCACACCTAACACGCCAGCTTGACATTATCCCGATAGAAACCCTCGGAAGGGAAATCACGGTTATCGGAGCCGGAGCCATTGGGTCTTTTACCGTCCTCGCTCTCGTAAAAATGGGTTTCGCTAATATTACCGTTTATGATTTCGATGATGTCTCTATCGAGAACATGAATTGCCAGTGGTATCGCATGAAAGACATTGGCAAAAAGAAAGTCCAGGCCCTCCAAGAGTTGATCAAAGATTTCACCGATGTCACCATCAACATTAAACCAGTTAGGTTTGAAGCAGGTGAGCTGCGCGGCATCGTGATATCAGCCGTGGATTCAATGGAGGCGCGCAAAGTTATTTGGAATGCCGCTAAGAAATCATTTGGTGTCAGCTGGTTCATCGACCCGCGCATGGCGTCTGAATACGCTTTGGCATTCGTTATGAAACCAGATGACGAGGCTGATCAGAAATCCTATGAGACAACCCTCTACTCCGACGCAAACGCAGTACAGGAGCGCTGCACAGCGAAAGCAACTATGTATACTGCGACAATGATCGCGGGCTACGTTGCAAAAGCTGTGAAAGATATTGTCACCGGAAACAAATACGCTAGAGTTTCGCACTGGGATATTGGACTCAACAATCTCCAGAACTGGGGAAAGAGTGATCAAAATAATATTTGAGTTTTCGCGGGGGGATAAATGACCGACAAATACGGATTACCAGTTACGAAGTCAGGCGATGGCGGTGATTCTGCTGCAATCTGTGGAACACTGATGGTGGTGGACGATAAGTTCGTCACGCCAAGCTCACTGCAGATGTATCTCAACGACGCAACTCCAGTTAGACACCCAGATTCAGATAAGTGGTATGGGCGCCCCTGGCGATTTTCTAGAGACCAACTAATTGGACTGCTTTGCGGAATTGTCGCGCGAAACAGCGAGCACGTTGTTGAGCTCACCGGAATGATTCTCTGGAGCAAGCATCTGAGACGCGGTTTTATCTTCGCCTGGAACCGCATCAGGAATTTCCAATACGAAACTGAATCTGAGCATAAGTTAAAATCCACCCCAGACGTCGCATGGAACCCAAAGCCAAAAATATCAGACATCACAGGGCCTGAAGTCTGGGGG